TTGAGAGCCGCCAGAATGCCGTTTAGGCTTATGGGAATACCGTGGGTATAGTCTTTAGGGTAAGGCTTGTTAAGCGCCTCCTCAGAGAGGAAAGTAGGAATTACGAGGTGATGCCAATGGTCGCCCGAACCACCTTTAAGCAGAAACCCGGTAAGGTCGTCTTCGTGTATCCGCTGCATGATGTTAATCATAGGGACGCTCTCTACTGCTAACCGTGACCGCATTGTGTTATTGAAGCGGTTGTTAATAGCATTACGCTTTACGTTACTGTAGGCATCGTCAGGCTTGACTGGGTCATCGTTTATAAATGCACCTGTAAAGCCAGATTCCATTCGCCCTGCACGGAACCCGGTAATCTGACCTCCGCTGGCGGTTGCCATCATGCCGCCGCCTAGCTCAGTGAACCAGCGCTTCTTACCTTTTGTGTCAGTACGAGTTTGCATAGGCCATAACTCTTGAAACTCAGGAGTCTGTACTGTTTGCTTTATCTTAGACGAGTTCTCCTGTGCCAAGTCCCCGGAGTAAGAGGTATGTATATACTTAGATCTAGGGTTTAATGCGATACCCCGAGTTATAAAGTTGAGAACCGCTTGTTCTGTTTTGGTATAACCCGGAGCTATGTTGATTATAAGGCGATCTATCTTACAGTCAAATACCGCTTGCAGGACATACTCAATGGCGTAATGGTGCCAGTTGCGTATCATCTTACTACCTTCTCTCAAGGCAAAGAAGTAGCGCATGAACTGAATACCGTCGTTCTCTAGCATATACTTTAGCATACGCTTTTCATTATAAGACCAGCGCTCAATATCATCGCTTAGGATTGGCTCAGAACCACTCATTAAACTTCTCCTTGAACAACTCTACCTCTTCCTCGGTTAAAGGGTTATTACCTGGATCAGAACCGCTATTGTTACCGCCGTTGGTGTCTATCTGTTTGCGCTTTGCATACAAGTATTCTGCCATTGTTTTAGCAGCGGTAATAGATTCTCCCAAACCAACCGGGCGATACTTATAATCGGTTAATACTATGTCAACAATTTCAGCCCAATCACTAGGGTCTGGGTCGCCGTTGCTAAAGTCATGTATATCTGTAACCAGTTTATATAACCTGGATATCTGCCTTGGATCAGAACCGTTCATCACAGATTCCAAGAACACAAGCGGGTCTTTGGCTTGCCCCTCGTTTATAAGACCTCTTAGGTCCTCTACTGTTAACGGTTTTTGGCTCATATATGTTTTGGTTTGGTCCTATAAAGTTACCTTTACTATATCTCATCGTATGAGCGGTGTAAATTTTACCCAAAGAAAAACCCCGTTACCAGATTAAGAGCAGCGGGGTTTGTCTGTAATGTAAGGATCCTAAATGCTATTCAATATCCTCATCAGCTTCCAGGGGGAACCCAAAATACTCCTCAACCAAACCAGCAAGATACCCTTCCTTAAAGTCCACAGAGTACTGACCAGAGCGTATCTTCTCACCGTTAAGGTTATAAGTGGTTAGCTTCCAGAACCCCGGCTTACCAATAACACGCTCGTTGTAGACCTTCTTACGGGTAATCCTAACAGGTGTATTCATCGGCTTAACCCCAAATTATAAACAGGTACAAGCCGCATTGTCATAGTGCAAACCCATCCTTGATCAGTTTCTTTAACAATAGCAAAGCGCGTCCAGTCCTCCGGGTAGTCAAGCATAATCTCGTCTATCATGGCAAAGGTTGTGTACTGGGGTAAATTACGCTCTAGGAGCAGATGGGTCTTCTTGTCGTAAATTCCGTAGCGCATAACTGTATTCCTGTTTAGGTGGTTTAGCAGTAGAGGGCCGAAGCCCTCCGGGGTTTTACTTTATGGAGTATATCCGGTGACCCTTCTCCTTATCCTCTAAGAAGCCACCGTAACAGTTATACGCCATTAGCATTACCTCTATCGTCACATAGGCTCCGTCAAGAAGACCCTTATAGTAGTCTACAGGTTTCTCAGATATCCACTCCGGTAGACTGGCATCCTGGTTATCCATTTTGTTTATTATGTTGGCAAAATGAGGTACTGTTTGCTCCTGAACCCTAACAAGTTCTGCTCTGAGCTTAACTGGTAGTTTAGCCATTGTAACTGTGCCCCTGTTTTAGCTGGTTTAGATGGTGATTTCAAAAACATAACAAAAACGACCACTAGGTAACTCGTGAGCACAAACAAATACTTTATTGTCTCGCTTACAAGCCTTCTCAGCATTGACAGCAGAAGAAAAGGTACGTTTACTCTGGATTGTAGTTTTCATAACTGTTTTCCTGTTTAAGTGTTTGCTTGATGATGAAACAATTTTGCATCAGCTCAACCAGGAACGCAAACCTTTTTGGAATTATTTCCTCCTAACCCTTAGCGTCGTAGTTCTGCTTAGTGTAGTCGGTTGCCGCTGGCGGGTTTGCCGCTGGCTTATCTTCCAGGGTTTGGCAGATCAGTCCAGAGCAGCCAGTGATAGTAATCAACAAGGCATAACCAAAGACCTCAAACATAGTGCTAGAGAACAATGCTGCAATGGTTATGAGCACACAAGTCAGTTTAAGCAGTGTAGAAGTTTTCATGCTATTCCCCTTATTACAATGTCAAAGTCGTAATCGTAGTCTTCTTCGCCGTAGGTAGCTATTAACTGGTTATTGCTAAAGCTTATCTTCTTAAGCTTATAAGTGTCAACAACACTAACATTATTCCTTGTCCTATAAACAAGGTGAGTTGTAAGGACTTTGAACTTCCTGGCTACATACCTTAATAGATTCATTTCTTCACCTCCAGGCCAGGATAACTTATCTTCATCCGCTCGATAGCCTTGTCAATGTCCCCTCCGGTAAGCGAGAGACTAATCTCACAGGCCATCTTACCCTTGCCAGTTATACGCATTAGCTCGTTGGTCAACTCTACTTTGTTCATCTTACTGCTCCTACTAGGCTCTTCCACATATCACAAATATACTGTGCCTGGGACTTTGCGTCGTCCATAGCGTGATGTAAAGCACCGCCTGACTTCTTTTCGTACCCGCCTCTTGCAGACTCGTACATGTCCTTAACAGTCCTACAGTCGCGTACGTTCCAGAACTTCCAGGGTATCTCCAGGTCTAGCTGGCGGTATGCGTCTTCAAGAATACTAATGTCAAAGGTTGCACCGTTGCCCCACACCTTGCAATCACGCGGGAGCCATACAGCTAGCTCTTCTAAAGTTACCTTTAAATCGTCCAGACCGTTCAGCGCTGCTTTAGCTATAGGGTTGCCGCTCTCCCACCATGTTTGCGTAGCAGGGCATATCCTGCGGCCCTGCTCTACCCAGTCAAGCTCAGCGTAGAACGTCTTTTTGGTTACAATGTTAGCACGAGGTTCAAATACTACCGCGCCAATAGAGACAATAGCGCTGGCTGGAGTTGTACCCATTGTTTCCAGGTCAATCATTACGTGGTTAGGCTTCATAATTCCCATTCCTTGTCTTCGTTGGTTTTAAAGCGTACACCTTTAAATACGTTTATATTACCTGATACCAAGCCGTATTCAAAGTCTCTATCCTGAGTAAATCTTCTGAAAGCGGACTTAGGATAAGGTTTCTCTTTAAGATTAAGACAGTAATCATAGTATGAGTAGTATAACTCCTTTAGAGATATGATGTCTTTTCTATTACCTGTTGTTTCCAACTCATTAGTTAAGAAACTTATTAGAGTTTGTATATCTCTAGTTGACTTTACTTTGTTCTTATACTCCCTTATCATCTTAGACACCGCTTCACTTAGATCCTTGTCTACCCAACTTAATATACCTATTTCTTTGTTCGTTAGTTCCAATGTGATCTGAGACTTATCCTGTATCATGTTATCTCCTCGTATACCATATAATAAACGTATATTTTAGCATAAGCCGTATAAAAAGCAAAGAGGGTTGTGAAAGTTGTGTTTGCGGACATAAACCCTTTTATGTTTTGATAATTTTTATGAAAATTTTCCTTACGTTTAAAATTTTTTATGATTTATTAAACTTACATAACCCTTTTTGGTTTCTATATGTAGTTTTTATACATATAAAAACCAACAAAAGTTACATTAGTTACATTAGTTATCAAAATCATCAAGTAGATCTTGCTCAATCTTAATAAATCTGAATATCTTACGACCGCCTCCCGCTGTTTCGTACACTATGTCCATGTCCTCCATAGCTGATCTGAACTGTTGCTTAGATCCCATGCGGTTAAGGTTATTACCAATACACCAGTCTGTATAAATAGCATAAGCGTCAGTAAGAGTTATACGATCGCTATGATCCTTAGTCTTTTCAACCTTTTCACTAATAAACAGCGCCACCGGGTTAGCTTCATTCAGCCATTGTTCCTTGGAAAACAGGCATGACTTAGGCTCTTCAAACTTACTACGCTTCCTTAATCTTTGCAGTCCTTGTAGCGCCCGGTTAAGTACACCACCTAATTCCTTTGAAACAATCTGCTCAGCTAGGTCAGTGATAGCCCCATGCTCATGAAACTGTCTGTTGAATGGTATAACCATAGCACGACGCCTAAACCCTCTGGTTATATCCTTAGTGCTAGGGAATCCGTTACTCAGCATAGCTACCGTACATATCTTGGTAAACTTAAACCCTTGTACGCCCTTGGGATTAGCGGTAAGCTCACCGTCCTCACTTAATTTTTTAAGCGTACCATCTGGTAGTACTGTGTTACGGCTTAGGTCGTCATCGTAAACCAGTAGCTTGCCAATTAGCTCTGTTGTAGCGTGACTGTCCCCTTGGGTTCCCCCACGGAAGCGATCGATACTTTCTGGTATTACCGCTTCGCCTAACATACCGCTTATGATTTTCATTAGAGTTGTCTTGCCGTCGCCACCAGGACCTTTAAGCAACCACCAATGAGCAGGACGTTTGTCCGGGTGCAATATATAACCCATAAACTCTTCAAAATGCCTTACTATGTCTTCACAATCATCAAAGTTTTCAAAAGTCTTACGTATAGATTTGTCAAACAAAGGACATTCAGCCCCTGGAGTATAATCCACGTTTAGCACCTGAGTTAAAAAGCTCTTAGGGCGATGAGGCTTTAGTACACTTGTTCCGTCATCATTAATCCAGAGTTCACCGTTGTTACAGTTTATTACCGGGTATGGTTTTTTG